AGGCACTAGTGGAGGTTCTCCACGTTCATTTAACAACCAAAAGTTTGATATGATAAGACTTACAAAGGGTGATAGGTTTATTGGTTGCTTTATTGCAGGCAGTATGGTGTTAATGGCTAATGGTGTTTGGAAAGAAATTGAATTTGTTGTTATTGGTGAGAAAGTTATGGGACTAAATGGTGTTACAAATACTGTTACCAAACTACATCATCACCCAGTAGCACAACAAGTGGTATACACAATTGATAACGCAATTAGTTTAACAGATACTCACCCAATGCTAACTGTAGAAGGTTGGAAAAGTTTCAATCCAGAAGGCACAACTGAGTTGCACCCAGACTTAGAACTTGCAGGTAAGTTAATGATAGGTGATACACTGATAAAACATGATGGTGAAACACCGTTAGCAGACTACACTAAATCAGTGCAAGACATACCAGTATATAACTTAGATGTTGATGGTGATGATACATATATTGTTGATGGCTATGTGGTGCATAACAAATAATAGGATATACAGATGAGAACAAGTTACGTTTTTTATAAAACAGACACTGGCAAAATAGAAATGCAAAGAACTGTAACACAAGACCAAGCAAACAACACATGCAGTTCAAATACTAATATGGCTTACATAGAAGGTTATATTGATGATGTAAATGCAAACAAAGTAGATATAAGCCAAGATCCTCCAGTTATAGTCAGTAGCACAGACAATGTGTTTAAAATGTCAGCAAAACAAACTTGTAGAGAATTAAGAAATGCATATCTAAAAGACTGTGATTGGACTGTGGGTGTTGATAGCCCATTAAGTGATAGTAAAAAAGCAGAATGGCAAACATACAGACAACAGTTAAGAGATTTTGTTAATGGTTTAGATGACAATTTAGCAACAGCAGAGGGTCTAACATGGCCCACAAAGCCTTCTTAGACGTCATATAAACGCAAAACAGATAAATAATGCAATAAGGTAACGAGAGAACACTCTCCTTACGCAATTTCCAACAGGAGAGCACAATGGCAGGTAGATTACTATCCTTTTCACAATATATTGGTGGTGCAAACAACGTAGTTGTTTCAGAAACATTTCCATCTACACAAAAAACATATCAATATGACTATCCGGCTAATATAGCCACATATAGTTTTTCTATTGAAAGTCAAACTATCATAGTTGACAATTTAACTTATAACGCGGCAGACGGACAACCAAACTTTACTAACAGTAATGTAGTTGGCGTATATGCTAATGTAACAGTAGGCGCAGGTAACGTAAACCCAGTAAGTAACGCAGACGGAACAGTAAACATTACTATTCCTGCAGATTTATATACTGGACCAATTGAGCCTGATGCAAGAGCAAATGTTCCTGTTAATGTTGTAAGTGTAACGTGGACAGATTCTTCTACAACACCAAATGTAACAGAAAGCCATAGACATGCTCAAATCCAAAGATACGAACCGGGTGTCACAGTTGGAAATCCAAGATTAAGTAACGTATTTTTACCAATTGGCACAGGTGCTATAAGCACATTTACAGGAGCCGGGACAGCAAGTGCAAGTAGAACAGCAGGCACTTACACAGGTGTAAGTGGTGTAGTTACTGGACCAAGTGCATCTACAGGACAAGCAGGAAGTGGAGCAACATTCCAAGCATTAGTTTTAGCCAATGGTGTATGCGAATTCGACATTATTACACGAGGATCAGACTATGTAGTTGGAGATACTATCAACATTCTAGACAGCAGTTTAGGTGGCGGTGGTGCACCAGATATAACTATAACCGTTACAGCAACAGGTTAAAGGAGATATAAATGGCTAACATAGTAGTAACAGAAACAGCATCCAACATAAGTGTAAACAGCACCAGTAACGTTGTAACAGTAACAAATACACCAGCAAACATCAGTTTTGCAACAGTTAGTGCTGTTAGTAATGCCGCAGTTAGAGAAGCAATTAGTGTAACTGACAGTGGTGGAGACGGCAGTTTAACATATTCAAATGCAACTGGTGTAATAAATTATACAGGACCAAGTGCCAGTGAAGTAAGAAGTCACTTTAGTGCAACATCACCAATGCAATTAAGCTCAGGTGTTATCAGCATTGATTCAAATGCTGTATTCAGTGGCAAGACCACAGACGATCTTACGCAAGGCTCTACTAACAAATACTTTACAACATCAGGCGCAACTGTAAATACAGATGCTTTAACAGAAGGCTCAACAAATTTATATTATACAACAGCAAGGTCAAATAGTGCAATAGCGGCATATACAGGTGCTATGACCAATATGACCGGCAACATAAACACAACTGCAAATATAAGTGCAACTAAAAATATTACAACAGGCGGCTATATTGAATTAACAGATTCAACAACACCACATATTCTTGCTTCAGCAACAAACGATTTACAATTAAAAGGTTTTGATGGAAGTGGTTTCAACACAGTAGATTTTAACTTTGGTAATGCAACTTCAAAAGCAGAAATATCTTTGGGGCATTCAAATGCTAATGCAGTAGTTAGAATAGCAGGACAATTACCAAGCAGTAACGAACCATTTATACAATATTTGGCAAATACAACTCATCCATCTAAAGGTAATATAGGCGGATGGTTCATGGGATATGGGCAATCCGAAGATAATAGTTCAGCATCATATCAAACAGGTGTTTTATGGAATCGTCCAAATAACACATTTATAGCAAACAATATAGAAACTAATACCATAACTAGAGTGGGCAATATTACTTCTTCAGGTAATATAGAGGCTAGTTATTATAAAGGTAATGGTAGCGAATTGACAGGCATAGTAAGTAGTTATGGCAACACCCAAGTTGCGGCATATCTTCCTGTTAATACTGCAAATGTTCAAACAAACAATTTATATGTAGGAAATAGAATATTCTTTGCAAATGTTCAAGCCATGGGTGTTAGTGGAACTGATGGTAATGTTTATATAACTGCATCATTAGACACTCCAGAAATTGTTATGAATAAAACTAGCAATAAAGGTAATATTTTAAATGCTAGATTAATAGCAGGTGATGAGTTAACACTTACAACAACTGCATCAGTTACAGGTAATATTACTGGTGGAAATTTATCTACAGGTGGAACACTTACAGTAGGTAATGGAGCAAGTATAACCGGCAACTTAAATGTAACCGGAAACATTAATTCAGAAACTGTTACAGACTTGTTTGTTGAAGACAGAAATATTACATTACAGTTTGGACAAACAGGAACACCGAGTGCAAACAGTCAACTATTTGTTGACAGAGGTTCAAGTTCAAACACTTACGTCAAATGGGATGAAACTGGAGATGCTTGGAAATTTAGTAATGATGGTAGCACAGAATATAAAATAGCGGCTAGCACTAGTGACCTAGCAGAAGGCACAAATTTATACTATACAACTGCTAGAGCAAATACAGCCATAGCGGCTTACACTGGTGCTTTAACAAATTTAACAGGCAATATTACAACTACTGCAAACATAAGTGGTGGTAATATATTAGGCACAGTAAGAGGTGCAATAGATTCTACAAGTAATATTACAACAACAGCAAATATTAGTGGTGGAAATGTTTTAGGTATTGTAAAAGGAGAAGTTAACACAACTTCTAATATTACAACTACTGCTAACATTAGTGCAGGCAATGTGTTAGGAACATTTATAGGTAACATTACAGGTAATGTTACAGGTTCACCAAGCAGTCTAGCAGGTTTAGACACAGCCGATTTGGCAGAAGGCACAAATTTATATTTTACAAATGCTAGAGCAAATGCGGCATTTGTAGACAGTTTAGATAACATCACAACAGCAATTAGTTCTGATAGTAATATAACAACAACAGCAAACATAAGTGGTGGTAATATATTAGGCACACATAGAGGTGCAATAGATTCTACAAGTAATATTACAACTACTGCAAACATAAATGCTGGTGGTGGAACTTTAACAGGTATATTAACATCAAATGCAAATGCAAAATTTGTAAACATGGATATTGACACTCTGGAAAGCACACAAGGAAATATTACTTCTACAGCAAATATAGTGTTAGGTTTGGGCAGTGATTCAAACATTTCATTGAAACCAAGTGGTGACATAAATGCAAACATAGTTCAAGCAACAACACAAATGGGCGTTTCAAGAATATTAGCATATGGAACAGATGCACCAAACGTTAGAATAAGAGCAGGCACAAATGCCGCAAATGCTGATTTAAATTATTTAGGCAGAATAAGGTTAGAAAAAGAACTTGTAGCAGGAACAGGCGGAAGTAGAATATTAGATGTAGACACAAGTGGTTATGGTGTAAAAGAAGCAGATACACATACAAGTTTTGACAACGTAGGTTTCAAATCATTAATGTGTCAAGTTAGTGCAAGTAGTGGTAGTAATGAATTAACATTTGCACCATTATTTGGTGGTGCTTTTGGAACCACTGTATTTTTAGGTAGACAAACTAGTGCAACAGCATTTACAAGCAGTTTTGGTTTAGGTGCAACAGCAGAAGCGGCCCTTACTAACGCAACAGGATCAGGTGGTGCTGGTGCAAATGCAAAAGGTTGGACTTTGTATGTGTTAGCATCTGCTAGTGAAACAGGTCATTTACCAAAAACAGCACATATGACAAGCATAAGTGGTAACGTTGCTACATTTAGTGAAAACTTTACAAGTGCTGTAGCCGCCGGTGGTAGTGGATTTAGTGCATTGTTAGTTCCTAACTTGTTTAGTAGCACACAAAATATTGGGATGTCAGTTGATACTGATACTGCAAATACACAAATACCTTATGCAGGAACAAGACCTAGATACAGTGAATATGATTTACCACAAACATTATCTAATGTAACATTAGATAGAATTCCTTATAATACTAGTGGTGGTGCCTCAACAGTTAACTTAGCAAATGTTAATATGCGTAACATACCAAAATTAAGTAGTGAATCAGGTAGTGGATTTAAACTCTCAGACGGTAGTTTACTTATTGGTAACAGTTTAACACCAGACGTTACAACATCAGGAACAGAAGTATTACAACCTGCAGTAGCAAGTTTGCAGGGTGTAGCATCAGAATTAGATGGAGAAACAACTTATACTGTTGATAATGCTCCACAGAATAAATTTAACTTTTATAACTATCAAGACAATAACTTTATTGCTTTATCTGCCGCAGATGGTAAT